TTAAGCTTGTTGTTCTTTATTCTTCTGTAGTTCTTGTGGATTCTTTCTATTACTAGCAACCATACCAAATGTACCTTTTGAAGAGATGGTGTTATTTTCTTCAGCTGTTTTAATTGCTGTTATATCCGCTTCTTTCGGAGGAGCTACATCGTTCGGCATTTTGATTTCTAAATCTTCAACACCACCCATAAGTCCGTCATAATTATCAATTTCGACTTCGTACATCTCATTAGTAACTACATTAATATCTTGAGCTGTTTCTCTCATTTTAATTTCGTTACCAATTTCGCTTGCCCATTTAAATTGTTCTGTTGCTCCATAAGTAGACATAGCTACCCCGGCAAGTCCCATTACACCAAATGCATACGCCCAAGCAGTTGCGCCAAAAGCCCAAGAGCCTGATGCTGCAAGGGCAAATGCTTGTGCCGCAGACCAACCTCCTGATGCAACATTCAAGGTTTGAGCTCCACCCTCTACATAGCACATTATTTGGGCAGCCTTATCAAAGCCGGCCGCATATCCGGTTAGCCCGTCAACCTCTGCGACTGTTTGTGCAGCATAATCATATCCATCTTGGTATGTTTCCATATCAGAATGTACTTCACCAACGACATCCGTTGCCTCTTCTTGAGTTTTAACAATCAATTGTCCTGTCTCTTGCAAATAGCCAACTAAAGATTTATAAGTAGATTTTTCCACCTCATTTAAACCTTGACCTGAGTCTATTTTAGCTTTTAAAGAGAGATATGTTTGCATATATAAATCATATTCTGTTTTTTGCTCTTCAATTTCAACATTAGCTTCTTCATTAAGCATGTATGCTTCATCGGATAGCGCAGCAAGCTCATCTGCCATATAGCTCATTTCTTCTTGAGTTTCACCCAGTGCTCCCTGAGCATTCATCATTTCATTTTGTAAACTATCACAAGCTTGCTTTTCTTCTTTATTCGCACGTTTTGCCATATATGCAGTACCAGTCGCTAAGGCCATTGTACAGCCAATAATACAGCCTAAAGACTTCCCAACGTTTTTCGTTGCTTGTTCTAAAACTTTTTCTCCACCTTCTTTAGCAAGTTCCTTCGCTGCAGTTCCTGCCATATTTCCTGAAGCACCTTTCACAGCTTCCTTACTCGCCTCTGTCAAGGCTTTTTTAGTAACTTCCTTACCCGCTTTCTTAGCAGCTTCTTTTGCTGCTTCTTTTGCGGCTTCCTGAATTATTGCCTGAGATAAAGCTTTTCCAATAACCCCTTTACCAAGTGTTTCAGCAATTTTTTCAGAGGCAACTTTAGCCGTTTCTGCTGCAATACTAGCTGTAATACTAGCTGCAATTTCTTCTGCAGTTAAAGTTATCCCTTTTTTAACAGCTTGCTTAGCAGCTTCTTCTGCAGCAGCAGCTGCAGCTTGCTTCGCAGCTGCTATTGCTACTTGTTTCGCAACTTCTTCTCCTACTTTTCCAGCTACAGCAGCCCCAATTGCTCCTGTCGCAGCACCAATAACTCCGGAAGCTCCATGACCTGAGACAGCTGTCGCATCATCCGCTAGTTCTTTTTCGTAGCCAGTTGTATCTTGTCCGGAATCATATCCTTTCTCATAATATTCATCGTAATCATCGTCATCAAAATCATATTCATTTACATCATCGGAAATACTGTTTTGCCAAGAAGATATTCTATCTTGCCAATACGATACGATTTTACCCATTTCTTGAGGAGTAGTACCCAAAGTATTACCATAACAATGGTAATCCAGATAGGCTCTTCGGCATAATGCTTCTGATGTGATAGTAACTGCCACTTTTACTCCTTTTGTTTTATCCCTTTATTGTATATAACGGCATATTTTTCTAAAACTTTAATATTTTTCACGATAAAACCACACCATCACGGAAATACACACACTGCAAGGGTTTTTGGGTTTACAAAACTTAACATGCCGCAGTTTCACTACGTCGTAACGGCATTAATGTCAAGTTCTGCTCTCCGTTTGCATCTGCCTACACAAAATCCACAAAAAAACCTCCCGAAACGGGAGGAAATTTTGAGCGATGAGGATTCAATATCATAATAAAATCAAATCCTCGATATTACATTAAACTTTGTGGGAAGTATAAGGCTAGATAAATCTGTTAATATGCTTAACACTTAACTCGCCAATAATATTCAACTAGATAACTTATCGCATCAAAGGGGTGTTCCAAAAACTTCGCATCACGACTTGATTTTATCTGCGTATGGCTTGGAACATCCACAATGCTGGTACCCTCCTTAAAAGAAAGATTATAAATATTATACAGAATCCATTTACATCTACGAGGGTCAACAAACAGATGTCTTTCTCCTTTTGAATTTTTTACACGAGCATTAAATGCTGAAATCCTATTCAATATAGGTGGATTATAATCTCTCAAGCGGAATTTAATATCATTATAACCGTGCTCTAGTAATGCATTTTTTATTATCGCATAATTGGTATACTCACTCTGTGTGCTTCTATTATCACCCGACGCATCTCCATTAATTATAATTTCCGACTTATGCTTAGGATAACGCCTCAAAAATTCTTCAACACATTGTTGCGTTGTAGTTTTTTCAATAACAATTTCATCAAAAAAATAAACATCATTGTCATCTTTGTGTGCTAATGCCCAACACATAGGATCAACGTTAAAATCACAGGTAAGATGCAATGGCAAGTTTGGATTATATTTCAAGTTTAATTTATTAGCATCGTTAAAACCTTTAACAACAAGTCCAGAAGAATAATCTCCAAATTCACCTAAAACATTGATTTTATAATATTCTTCGTCGAAGCTTTCTTTCATTGATTGTATGAAATGTGGCGGTAAATAAATATTGTTTGTCGTTGGAGCTATCACTAGCCTATAGTTTTCTTTTGAATGTTCTACAAATCTTCGCCAAATCCAGCCTTTATCAGGTTGAGGGTTTGTATGACCAAATAGTCTATAGCGAAAATCAACCCAATTTTTCCCTCTATAAGTATTTCTTAAACGTCCCAGTAGCTGTTTGAAAGAAGAATCAGTTATCTGTGATGCTTCTTCAATTTCTGCCCAATGTAAATTTAATGACTTAAATTTTTCAGGGTCTTCTAGTGCTGAGAAAAGAATCTCAGAACCATTTGAAAATTGTATTATTTTATCAACTTTATTATAAGTATAATCTTTTTCTTCAATAAAACCCAAAGCTTCTAGATGATCTAAGTAGCTAACTAGAGTAGTTTTGCGAACAAGCTCATATTCCTTAGCTCCGACTAAACCTCGACACCCTGGATACTTTTTTGCCAATAGAATTCCTAATAGCGAGCCGCACCAAGTCTTACCACTACCATACCCACCTTGATACAAGGCAACATCTAGAGAATTTGAATGAGGGATTTCAATAAATTCTCGTTGTTTGTCAAGTAACTTATATTTAACCATTAAATCACCTCCAATCACAAAATCTCTGATAAAAATCAACTGAATGCTTCATACAAAAACGTTTGAAAGGATATACATCTGAAGCTTCCAATAAGGCATTGAAAACTTGTGATGAAAATTTACGGTCATTATCTATATAACCGTGATTTTCGCACAACACATCATGAATCAAAGCTGCTATAAGAAACTTATTATCAGTATTTGCCCCTATTACACGCCAAAAAAAACGGGGCACTGATGCCCCGTCATAACAATATCCTTTTGGAATCTCAAATTTATATTCTTTTTTTGTTTTATTATCTATTAATTTAACTTTCAATAATTTTTTATTAATAAAAGGATATTTTTTTATAGATTTCTTCACTTTTTCGGAGGTTGAAGGAGTGATATACCGAATCCCAACTCGTGGATAATCCTCAAAAAAAACACTTACATACTTATTTGAATACCACTCAAGCATTCTATTCACCTCCAACTGTTGGTTTTTCAAAACTCTTATTCTCAAATAAATAATCTAATTGCTCTTTTGAATACCCCAAAGAAGATCCTATTGTTGTAATTAAAGGATTACCCCTATAATATTCATTTGCATATTCAAACTCTATTAAAGCTTCTTCATCAGTAATTCCTGACTTTATCTGTTGAGGAGTTATACCACAATCCTTGTACAAGGCAAGAAAGACTTCCCTTTTAGTTAACTTTAATTTAGCAATCCTTTCTTCTTCTTGTTGAGCTTGTTTTTCTTCCCAAGCTTCATTTTTTAACACATACTCTTCACCGTCTAAAACATATTCTTTTTCTGTTTCTTCAATCCGATCAAGATTATACAAAACCTTATCTATTGGGCTTTTCGTATATGATACAATTCTATTTTTTTGATAACCTAAATACATCATTATTCTGCTCCCTCATCGTAGTAAAATCTAAACATATCATTTGCTTGTCCCGTCTTTAAATCACTATAAATACAAGATATAGACTCATTTTTTTGTACTGGAATAAATATACTAAACTCTTCACTAGCCTCTCCACTAAATAAAGATTTAAACTTGCCAGAAAGAGATGCGTAAGAATTAGCTCCATTACATACTCGGCACAAGGCCACCCAACCATTTGCTGGTAAAGTATAAGTTGACCCACTTGCAAGTAAAGTTAAATTTAAATATCTATCAGACGGTTTACCATAAAAAGTAAGCAAATTTTTTCCAACCATAGAAATATTAGAGATATCAGTATCAATTCTAGACTCAATCCCTTGATTCACTTGCTCAAGTATCTCCATACCTTGTTTTATAACATTGGTAACACCTTCATAGTTTGTTGTATTACCCACACAAATATAAAGATATTTTGTATCATCTAGCTTTAATACATTTGAAGTGTCTGCAACAATACCCGACATTTCTGGATTACTAGTAATACCTGTTGCCCATTTTGTCGCATTTAATGAAATATCTCCACCAGAAGAAAGGTTTGTTCCAACAAGTTGCGGAGTTGTAGCAGTATAAGTACTAAGAGTCAAGCCCACATTCGTTGAACTTGTTGTTTGGTTGGCATAACGAACATCTGAACCATTAGTTGTGATACCTAAAGCATTACCATTACCAGCTACTGGGGTTTCATTATTCACCCCATTTATAGCAAAGTATTTATTTCGAGGCAAGAATATACGCTCATTTGCTGTATCAACTCCATAGAACCAAGCTGAGCCCATAGTATCATAGAAAGTATCAACAGCATCCTTGTCGTTAATATCGTAATATTGATGACCATTTGAAGCTTCTTTAATTGTAATAGTAGAAGTTCCCAGTGTTATTTGAGTTGCCGTAGCAGCATTAAATTCGTCCAAACATTTATTATAAAAATCAGGATAACCATATCTTGTACCAGCAATAGCCTCTTTATAAACATAAGAACCCTGCAAAGCCCAACCCTGTGATTCTTCATAATTCAATATATAATCGTATAACTTTATATCAAATAAATTATGGGTGTTCTTAGTTTCCCAATACAATTTTTCCCCATCTGTACAAAGTACTTTTTTAGAATTTCCGTATTGTTCTGGTATAACTGCATCAAAAGTTGTATATTCTAAATCGTTTGCCAATTCACTAACTTTTACAGGGATTTCTGATTTTAAAGCATAATCACCAGAATCTTGTTTTTCGGAAATCTTTTCCTCCAATGAATTTTTAATCGATTCAATATATGTAATAGTTACATCTGAGTTTTGTTCAGCATAATACTGTGCATTATCTCTATGTTCTTTTGCCTCATTTTTATATTTTTCAGCCAATTCTGCAAAGTATTGAGCTTTATTATTTGTTGCAGAAATTATTTGTTTTGTGTTATTCAAAGATATTTTTAATTCTCCCCCAGAAGTTCCTGTATATATTTTTGCAGAATTATTTTGATTATTCACTGTAACCACCTTTAACCTTTCTAGGATATACAATAATACGATTAACATCCCCATAAGTGCTATCCGCTATAAACAATGTATCTTCATTTGTTGTACCAACCTCACAGACTTTTATGCCATAATAATATATTTTGTAAGGTTTATTTTGAGGAACAACTAATAGATCAGTATATTCTGGTGTCAAAATAAATGTAACTGTATCAGAACCACTAACAGAAACTTGCAATTCTTCTCCTAAAATATTCCTTTTTTCATCCTGTATTGCAAAGTAAACTGTATAAGCTTTATTCTCATCAAGCCCAGATATTACTAGTTCTCCACCATCACCTTGATATAAAGTAATTGTTCCATCTATATCTATAGTTATCATTTTAAAGTCCTTTCTTCTTATATTTAAAAGTTTTCAATATTTATTTCCATAACAGGGATAAAGAATGCATAAGCAATGTCAAGTGTTGTTGTTAATACATCCCCCTCTTTAACTGGTAAAGATATTAAATTCTGCGAGTTAACTACAATTTCAGTAGAATTTACCTTAATAATACCGCTTGATGATGCTCTTGGTATAATAAGCAGATAACCGTTTGCAGAAACCGAATAAGAATTATTTATTGAGATTGAACGGCAACTATTCCAGCAAGGTAACATCGTTGTTTGTTGCAACAGAATTTTCGTTTTATTTTTATATTCTTCTACTTTTGCGCTAATTCCTGCATTATTATCATTAATTAATTCTGACATATCACTTAATCTTAAATTGATAGTCGCAATATTAGAAAGTATTGAAGAAATACTTGTCATAATATTATTTGAAGTATCCTCTATTTTACCGTCCAAATAAGAAAAATTTTTATTCATAGTTTCAGAACTCGCAAGAGATCCATATTCTATATTAATAAGCGTCATTATTTGTATCCTCCTTCAATTATTACGTCATATATCTTGTCAATCTTTGCTTGCATAATATTCAGTTGAGCTTTCAAATCATTATATTGTTCTTTTGTAGAATAATTTTGAGCTATATCGCCCAAAATTTCTCGATGCTTAACCTCTAATTTCTCTGGCGTAACAAAGAGGTTATATTGAAAAATTAGGGCTATGCAAACAAGTCCAATAGGTAAATATCTATAAATGTATTTTTCCATTTTTCCTCCTAAACGCCAGCAGATTGTAATGCTAATTGCATTGCTAATTGAAGCATCTGAGACGAATCGATACCAGATGATGTTTTATTTTGAGTATTTGTAGCATTACCTTGACTAGTTACAAGAGACTGATTTTGAGTGTCAGATAAAACATTATAACCATTCATATACCAAAGAAGCAGATTTGTTAGCATTTTTGCAGTATCAGATTGAGAATTAGCAAGTAAATTATTAGCATATTCTGCTATTTGTGATGCATTAGTTTGGGCTAAATTATTATACATATTTGTTGCCTGAGAAGAACGAACCATATTACGATTAGAAAGAGGATTTATTATATTATTTTCTAAATTTTGGCTTGTTTGAGCGTTAAGATTGTTCATAAAGCTATTCATTTTAGATTGATTTGTTACAGAATTAAGCGTTGGATTCAAATATTCATCTAATAACTTTTCTGTATTAGCATTTACAAAATTATTTATTGTGTCATATGCTGTACCAGGATTAAATGCACTTACAGTACCTTTATTTGTGGTTTGACTAGTTACATAAGGATTCGTTGTTGTTGTATTGCCATAAACAGTTTTATTTGTTGTTTTTTCAGATTTTTTACCCATAATTATCCTTTCCAAAGTTTAAATTTCTTTCTAAGATTTCACTTTTATTTTTCCAAATTCTATATTATTAATACAAAAATTTTGATCTTTTTCTTGCGTAAAAAACGACATTTGCAACGTCTTAAAATAGGTTGCAGGTAATTTCTTAATAACATTAAGCTTTTCTACAGGGAAAAAGTTTAGATCCCAGACTCCTTTATCAAAACGTAAAACATTTTTTAAGGTTCTAGAGATAATACGCCTTACCTTTGTTGTCATCGCATTATAATCTTTTGTATACTCAATATAAAAATCATTATTATAATCCATATCCAACGTAATTTTAGGCGGATATGTAAAAATTTTCATAGAATATTCAACACCTAAATTCAGAGGTGTGCATTTATAAAACGATTCTATAAATTTTCCATCAAACTCTTGAGAACAATATTCCTCATAGATTTTTTCCCCTGCAGAATAAAGCTTAGAGCCTATGGTTCTAAAGCAATTTATTTTTTGAGATTTTCTCTTCACCCAAGCTTTTCTTATATAGTCATAAATCATTATTATAGAATTTTCAGCATCCAAATTTGGTAATAGAAACCAAACCTCATTTCTATCTGCTGTTACTACAGAAAGAGCTCGAATGTTTTCAACACAAGAACTAGGAATTGAAAACAATTCTTCTTGAATATCTAACGCTATATTTTCACCTAAAGTTTTATCACCATTTACTACTTGTAAAAAAGAAAAAACACCTTTTTTAGTATCGTCATAAAAATATAACTGCGTTCCGTGAAAGACTAGTGCATCGTATCCAGCACAACCACCAGGAGAATCAAATGTTTTATAAAAGCTTTGGTCTGTTTCATCTTGAGCTATCATACAAGATGAATTATTATGAAAAACCGCTAACGAGCCTAAATAAGGATAAATAGCTGTTATTTTCTTAACAAATTCAATATAACCTGCTGAAGTTAAAATTGTTGAATCTGAAGTCGAAAAATCATAAATATTTTCCTGAACAGAATACCATAATATCTGATCACTAAACACCCAAAGCCGTCCCGCAAATATAACTAAACCCAGTCCTTTTACTTTACGACCATCCATATCGGTCAAATCCATCATAGTTACTTCTGAGAGTACCCCCGCATCATTCGTTTTCCCTAATTCTATTGAAAGTATTTCTTCAGAATTTGAAAAAACAAATAAATCAGACCAACCCTGAGTTACATCGGTCGCAGAAGATTTTCCAGTCTTGGAAAGACCACTTACTTTTTCGATAAGAGTCGACTCTTGGGGAGAAAATAAATAAATTCTTCCATCCGTACCAGTTTCCGTGTGAACAAAAAAATATGTTTTTGCTTTTTGCACACTTTCAAAAATATTTACAACAATTTCATCTTCCGGCAACAAATCACAAACAGAAACATTTCCACTAGTAGTTCTAATACCAACACCAGAATTTGTTCCTGTAGAAAACAGCTCAACATTCTGAATGTCTAAAGCAGTAATAACAGAACTACTAAAACGAGAATTGCTACGATTAATTCCAGAAAAATTGTTGCAAATTAACGATGTCTTTTGCAT